TACAGCAAAGGTAGCGTTACAAATCAAGCCATCAACAGATTAAATGAAACAGTTGGCGGCGTACCAGATGCACCATTCAAAGACACATGGTATCAACTAGCCTTAAAGCGGGTGCTCAAGTACGCTGCCGATAATGGATATGACCGAGTGGGGTTGACTACTGGCATACAGCAAGCGGACAGATTCAATCTTGCCAAGCAAGTAGATCATATTGATTACAGACGATCATCCGATGGGACTTTTGAATTAGGCATTGCCGACATAAATGGTGATGCAGTTAATTTACCTAAAGCAAGATATTCAGCCGAAGAATTACCATCATTAGTAGGTAAAGAGGTGGCTGACAAAATTGTTAAGGGTGAAGGCCAATCCGGTGGTGGTCGTATGACTCTGCGCGGCCTTGATCTGCAAGTCGGTGGAGAAGGGATGAAAAAGTACTATGACGAGATTTATCCCAAATTCTTAGACAAGTACGGCAAGAAGTGGAACGCAAGGGTAGGCGAGACACAAGTTGATACTGTCATGCAAAGAGCAGAGAACAGCATGATTCCCAAAATGGGACAAGAACCCGTCCGCTACATCGACATAACCCCCGAGATGAAGGGTGCTGTAAGCAAAGGCCAACCGCTATTTGCTGCTACTCCGGCACTCCCATTAGGCGCACAAGGACTGCTCGGAGAACCCGAAAAGAAGAAAGAACTCAGTCTGTTAGACTAAGCACTGACCAACAAGCCATAAGGAATTGGTAATGCAAAAGAAAACAATGCTAACTATAGTAGCCAAAGATAGCAAGGGTGCTATATGAGTGGCGGGAGAATGGGCGGTAGGGCCGCTGGAACGCCCAACAAGGCCACATCTGAGGCAAGACAAGCCATAGCTACCTTTGTAGATGGAAACGCATGGCGGCTCTCTATTTGGCTCGACAAGGTAGCAGAGGGCGACCCCGAGCATGACATAAAGCCAAACCCCGCAAAGGCATTTGAGTTATTCCAAAGTGTAGTGGAGTATCACATTCCAAAGCTGGCAAGGACAGAACACGCCGGAGACGCGAACAATCCCATTGAAATGAAAGTCACATGGGCGCAACCGAACAATCCATCGTAATCCCATATAGCCCGAGAAAAGAGCAATTGCAGATTCACACTCTGCTAGACGCTAAACGATTCGGGGTGGTGGTGGCCCATCGAAGGATGGGAAAGACGGTCAGCGCGATCAACCATCTGATTAAAGATGCGGTGAGCAACCAAAAGGAAGCACCGCGCTACGCTTACATTGCCCCAACATACGGGCAAGCAAAGCGGGTGGCATGGGACTACCTCACGAAGTACGCAAGACCGTTAGGCGGTACAGAGAACATCTCAGAGTTGCGGGTGGACTTTTGGAACCGTAGGATTCAGCTATATGGCTCAGATAACCCCGACTCACTGCGCGGACAGTACTTTGATGGGGTGATTCTTGATGAGATTGGCGACCAAAACCCAAAGATTTGGACAGACATTATTCGCCCGTCATTGGCTGACAGACTCGGGTGGTGCTGCTTTATCGGGACTCCGAAGGGCCACAATCACTTCAAAGACCTACGAGATCGGGCAGAAACAGAGGACGGGTGGGGGCTATTGGAGTTCAAAGCCTCCCAAACGCAAGTCTTGAGTGAGACCGAACTAAAGGCGGCTCGGATTGAAATGGGGGACGATAAGTACCTTCAAGAGTTTGAATGCTCGTTTACCGCTGCGGTAGAGGGCTGTTACTACGGTCAATTGCTCAACGATTTGGACGAAAAGAACCACATTCAAGCGATTCCCCGCGATGACCTTTGCAAGACAGTGTGTGCATGGGACTTAGGAATGGGCGACTCAACGGTGATTTGGGTGGCTCAAGTGGTCGGCTCAGAAATCCGGCTGATGGACTTTTACGAGAATAACGGGGTGGGACTTGACAGCTATGTTAATTGGTTGAGGCATAATGGATGGGACAAAGCCGAGCAAATCCTACCTCACGATGTACAAGTGCGGGAACTCGGGACGGGGAAAAGCCGACTAGAGGTTTTAACCGATGCTGGATTGAACATTCGGGTTGCCCCGCGCATGGGGGTCGATGATGGCATCCAAGCGGTACGAAGGCTTCTCCCGCGATGCTGGTTCAATGTGCCAAAGGTCAAACAAGGACTAGACGCACTCAGAAACTACCGAAGGGATTACGATGAAAAGCGGAAAATCTTTTACGACCGACCACTTCATGATTGGAGTAGCCATAGTGCTGATGCTTTCCGCTATCTTGCAATCGGTCTAAACGAAACGACCGGCTGGTCAAAGATGCCCACAAATAATGTGAAATGGATTGTGTGATGGACGAAAACAAACTCAAATCAATCATCGATGCTGAGATTTCCAACAGTCTCGGCTATTTGGAGACTGAGACCACCGAACAGCGTAGGGAAGCACTGCAAAGCTATTTGCGGCAACCATACGGCAATGAGGTTGAAGGCAAGTCGCAGATTGTCACGGGTGAGGTTGCAGAGGCCGTAGACGGTTCTCTACCATCATTGGTGCGAATCTTCTCGGCAAGCGATGAAGTGGTGAGGTTTGAACCCCGTGGCCCAAATGATGAGGCCGGAGCAAAGCAAGCCACTGAGTATGTGAATTGGGTATTCAACCGTGACAATGAAGGAATTATTATTCTTCACGATTGGTTTAAAGATGCGCTTCTCCAAAAGGTCGGAGTGGTCAAAGCCTATTGGGAAGACAAAGAAGATGTAATAAAAGAGAAGTATCGTGATCTAACTGATGACGAACTCGCCATGCTGATGAGCGATGGCACTATGGAGATTGTCAATCAAGACACACAAGAATTCGATCAGAACACCCCAATGGGGCCGATGAAGATCAAGATTCATGCGGTGACCGTCTCTAAGAAGCAAAAGACGGGTCGAGTGGTGGTGGAGAATGTCCCGCCCGAGGAATTCCTAATCTCTAAGAAGGCTCGCAAGATTGAGGGTGCGCCCTTCATCGCACACCGCAAGCTAATGACTCGTAGCGACTTGATCGCAATGGGCTTTGATGCTGACATTGTGGACGGTCTTCCCTCAAGTGATTCACTGACATACACGCCGGAACGACTCGTTAGGTTCTCCAATGGTGAGCAACCGGATGACTCTACAAGCATGGATGACTCGATGCAGAGTGTGGAAGTGTTCGAGTGCTACCTACGGGCCGACATGGACGGGGATGGTATCGCTGAACTGCGGCAAGTGTTCTATGCTGGAAACGAGATTCTGTCAGACGAAGAATGCGACTATGTTCCATTCCACTCGATCTGTCCGATTCCAATCCCGCACAAGTTTTTCGGTCAATCATTGGCAGACCGCACGACAGACATTCAGTTACAAAAGACCACTATCACCCGTCAGATTTTGGATAACCTCTATCTGACAAACAATGCTCGGGTGACTGCGGTTGACGGTCAAGTTAACTTAGATGATTTGCTGACTGCCACTGCTGGCGGTGTGGTGCGGATTAAGTCTCAAGGCGCAGTTCAGCCATTGAATGTGCCACCCGTTGCGGGACAAGCATTCCCCATGCTTCAGTATCTCGACTCTGTGGCCCAAAAGCGCACCGGAGTGACAGACGCTTCTCAAGGGCTAGACCCCGCTATCTTGCAGAATGTGACTGCTGCGGCTGTGGCATCTATGCAAGCTGCTGGCGCGGGTAAGGTCGAATTGATCGCACGAATTTTTGCGGAGACGGGTGTTAAGTCTCTGTTTAAAGGGATTCTGCATCTTCTCTGTAAGTATCAAGACAAGCCCCGCATTGTGCGGATGAGAGGCAACTATGTGGCCTTTGACCCGCGAGAGTGGACTAATCAATACGATGTGGACATAAATGTTGGTCTCGGTGCTGGCAACCGTCAAGAGCAAATGGCGATGCTGCAAATGGTCTTGCAGAAACAAGAACAAGTATTGGGACAGATGGGGCCAGCTAACCCATTGGTGAGCATTGGTCAGTATCGGAATACTCTCGGGAGAATGGTGGAAGCGGCAGGGTTCAAAGACAGCGCTGAATTCTATAAAGCCATTCCTCCGGAACTCGATCAGCAATTGAGCGCACCTCCTCAACAGCAAGCCCCTCAGATGACTCCGGAAGCACAAGCGGCAATGGCAAAAACTCAAGCCGACATTCAGAATATGCAGATCAAGGCACAAGCTGATATTCAGTTGGCAAGGGAGAAAGCTGCGGCTGATTTGCAGTTACAGCGCGACAAGTTCCAAGCCGAAATGTTATTCAGAAAGCAAGAGTTTGAAGCAGAGGCCCAATTGAAAGCAATGAAGGTCGGCGCGGGGATTACCTCAAACATTGAGATACCCGGCTAATCATGCAAACATCATTTGGCGAACTGATATGCCACTG